GTTTCCAGCATCGGTATAAAATAGTGTGCCGCTTGCCGAGTTCTTTATATTTACATCAAGATCATGTCCACCATTATTTATATAAATCAGACCGGCGGCAGGATCTCCCCTCACAATTGACCGACCCATTGCCTTGAGGATTACTACGTCGTCGGTAAACTTAAGGAACGTATTGGCATCACCGTTGTGATAGATATATTCATTAATCCCAACGTTGCCGGCAACACCTAATTTATAAGCAGGAGAGTCAGTGTTGATACCAACACGACCGTTTTCCAGGAAAAATACGTTGTCGTTTAGGTGAAGAGTGCCCGTAACTTGATGTAGGTCGCCACTGCTATTCCCTAGTTTTGTGTCGCCGTCGGCTTCAAGCCGAATTGCAAACCCTTGTCCACCACTGCCGCTTGACGCAAAACCAGCACTCATTTAATCAATCCCCTAAAACGTCGTTCAGGGCACGATTGATGCGGTCTGCCTTTGTGAGATGAGTTTTGACTTGACCCTCTGCGACAAGATAAGCGCCTGTAGTGCTTGGCTCTGAGACCAAATCAAAACAAAGAAGCTGGAAGTCATCCTCGACCATGGTAATCCCGCCCTCTTGCCGAGTAGATCCGAGGCCTCTGCTAGAAATTCCGAGTTGGACACCGCCCTGCACAAGTTGCTTGGCGATTTGTCCGGCTGGAGTTTCTAAGATTTTCATTTTGCCCATGACATCATCACCCTGCCACCATACCTCTGTGATGAGATGGCTGGCATTTTTCAACTCCACTACCGAAGTGTCCGGGTGGTCAAGCTCCCCGATGGCTCTACCTTCTTTAACGAGCTTTTGGTAGTTCTTCATCTCCCTCTCAAGTATCGGCTTGGGGTAAATCCTACCGTTGCCGTTCTTTGTGCCAGCGGCTTGGATTTTGCCTGCGACGATGAGGTGGTTCCCGTTGCGATTACCTTCCCGCTCCTCTTCGGTGAGCAGGTCATCGCTGTAATCTAAGTTCATAAACTCTTGTAAGACGTATTTCTTATTCATTTTTTTCTCCTTTGAGTGCGGGCGCTACCCGCACGGTACAACTACCCCTGCAACAGTTGGTTACTGGTCTTAGCATCCACTTTCGTGTCCACGCCCCTATTAGTTCGACATTCATATTGAAATCCTCCGTCCGATATGAGCATACACAACGCATAAGAGGTTCCAGAAGATAACCAACCTAATAAAAGTCCGTTAACTAGTGAAACTTCAAATGTAAATAGTTCTGTAAATGGGTTTAAGAACAGAAGAAGAACCCCGACCCAAAAGCCAATGCACATAGGGCAGTGAAAAAAATGATGAACAGGCCTAAAGGCATCTAACAGCGACGAATACACCAAAACCTGGGTAAGCCCATAACAACAAAGGACAAAAGCTAATATACTCACTTTATCTCAATCTTTAATATTGATAACCATACCCGTAATATGAGTAAGTTGGGGATGCCGATCCCTGGGCTGTCTCCTCATAAGGAGGAACCTCTCCAGACTCTGTCGATTCTGCATCCGAAGGATCAACAAACCTATCTTCTATATTGTCATCGTAGGTATCGTAAATTAGTTCGTCGTCTCTGGTTTCTTTGATGTATTTTTCGACTTGATAGAGCACCGCTTGCAACGAGTCAACATCTGTTTCTTGCGGGTAATTAACTTCTAGCATTCCAAAAGAGGGTCCGCCCGTGGGACCAAAACCCTCTGTTACTCCGCCCTTAAAGAGAGAGTACATAAAGTCTTTTTGAATTGCGAAAGTGTCTATTTCCGCATATGGCTTAGGAATGGTGACAACTTTATTTTCTTTTGGTACAACAACTATATCCATATGCTTGTGGTCATTGATCAGCAAATTGCCGTTCAAGGTCTTGCTAATCTTCAAAGAAACAGTGGCCTGTGTTGGCTTCTTCTCTGGCTGATCAGAGCCCCCTAGTTTAATCTTAATCGGCATTGTTCTTATACTCTTCTATTAGTTTTTGTAGTTTTAAGACTTTAGTTAATTCTTTCTTCCCGATCGAGGATACATCTATACTTTCTACTAGAGTCAAGGCTGCTTCGGTGTTTTTAACCATTTCGCTGTCATCCCTAACCTCTTCAAGACTAAAAGAGTTTTGAATTTCTTCCCTAATCTTAGATAATTGTTCGCCGAGGTAAATCTTAAAGTCAACACCGTTATCTAAAAATGATATAACATATTGCTGAAGTAGTTCTCTCTGTGATTCTAGGAGAGTGTCATACTTATCGTTAAAGTTTTTAGTAAACGTCTTGACAACAAGCGTGTCAACGTGTTTCATGGGTTTTTCTTGATTATCTTCGCACACTAATCTCTCTAGGACTTCTGACTCTAGGAGAACCCTGTTTTTCACAGGTATTTTATCTCCAAAAATTTGTGATAGTGTTGCGTATGTTTTATAGTTAGGAACAAAATTATTATAGGTATCTGTGCCCAAGTCATGATTTATCTTTTTTATAACAGCAGACTGTTCCGCAAAAATCTCATCCTTATCTAATTTCTTATACTTAGATTTTGCTTCAAAGATCAGCTTTTCAGCAGTATACTTATCAAGTCCAGATTTTTCCTGTAGTGCTTTATAGCAATCCAGTTCTCGCACCAAAACGGACCCTCGATTAAAAGACTCCTTGAAAATTGTTTTTATTTTTGTGGACCTATCAGAATCTCTCGAAACAAAAGCCTTCGTCAACTCCCTAACAAGGGTTTCAAACAAAAAAGCGGTGTTTCTCTTCTTGTTATGTTTCCTTTTCATTTTTTTGCTCCAACTGCTCTATTAATTTTTTGACCTCTACCTGAGTATTTTTCAGGAGTTGCTCTTCTCTGTCAAGCCCTTCCCCTACAATCCCTCTTGATAGAGGAGACATCTCGCCAGACCACCCTTTAAATAGGTTTCTCTCGGAGGATGAGGCAATATTGTTTCCGGCGGAAGATAAATAACTCCTCTTTCGTGCCCCCTGTTTCCACTTTGGTGATGTTACCGGTTTATACCAATCATCTCTTTGTCCGGGCTCTTCCGGTTCTGCTAGAAGGGGTCCTTCCTCGCCTTCCTCTTCATCGCCAAGAAGATCTTCGTCGCCGCCCTCGCCTCCGAGAAGGTCGTCGAGACCTTCGCCACCTTCGCCACCCTCGCCTTCAGCGGAAAGTGCCTCGCCTTCTGCCTCTACCAGAGCAGTGAGTTTAGCATCGGAAAACTGCTCGATTTGTATTCTCTGAATTTCTTCCTCTGATAACTTAAAGATACTCTTATAAACCCATCGTTTTGAAAAGTATCCATCGGTTGCGCTGCCAGCAATATCAAACTTTGTTCTCAGGTGCTCTAGTTCTTGCAACTCGGCGATCTTAGATGGGTTATTCAAAGACAGTTTAAAGGATAAAAGGTCCTTATCCCTAAATCCTAAGGAAAATAGGTGTATGATACAAAGTTTTTCTACTTCAGCGATAACTACCCGCTGCAACCTTTGAATAGTTCTTGCGAACCTTATATCCTTTTGCGCTAAGGTAGTTTTATCTTCCATAGCCTCAGACTGAGCCAAGTAAGCCTTTGGAACCTTTAGGGCTGAAAATAATTTATCCCTTAAGTACTGAACATCGTCTATGTCGCCAGTAAACTGTCCGCCAGCAATCGTTTCGATTCTGGTGTTGTTGTTGCCGCCTCGGATTGGGATGTAATAATCCTCGTCGATGCTCATAGCATTATACCGCAAGTCCACTCTTCCAGAATCTTCATCGACAATTTGATTTCTCTTCATTTGCGTCTTCACACGTTCTATGTACTGCTCCACATCTTCCGCAGCAATATTTCCGACGTCTATATAGAATACTCTTCTCTCAGGGGAGCGAACAATTCGATAGGCCATCATGGCGTCTTCAAGTAATTCTAGTTGACGCCAAATTCTTCTCGAAGGCTCCAATACAGAAGTCCCGTATGGGACATATTTATCATTACCGAGTACTCTGAAGTGAGAAACTTGCCAATTCTCAAAAGTAACGCCTCGACCTTTGTCAGAGTTTTCCCAGAAATACTGGATGTAGTTTGGGTTTGTTGGGTCGGTGCCCTCGATTCTCTCCACCTCTCTCACTGGCAATGGCATAACATTGGTTATTCCCATAGTATCGTCCAGATCAATATAAAGATAATAATCCCCATACTTGCACATACTTCTGGACCAGCCAAACAAATTTGACTCAATATTAAGAACACCATACAACAATGTTCTAATGATTTCTTTTATTTCATGATTGTGGCATTCAATATTCACTAGGTCAGACAGGGCATTCGAAGTCGTTATCTCATCTGCGTACACATCAAGTGCAGAGGCTATCTCTGGCATGTATTCCATTTGCTCAAAGTCTGTATATCGAACCTGCTTATTCCTAGCACCTAAAACTTTGCTACTATAATCTGTAAAGGGGTTATAGTACTCTTTTTTCTTAAACTCCTTGCCAGTACTGCTAGTGAAAGTATACTTTTTTATATCTCTCCTAGACATAGAAGGCGATGGTCTATCATAATTTACGATTGGACCGCTAAACAGTCTGGTTAGCCTCTTGAAGAGTGGAGCCCCTGCGTTCCTGGGGTTATTTCCGCTGTCTGAATTATTGTTATCGCTCATTTTTTATCCTTTTATTATCCAGCCCAAGTCATGCATTCTGCCATCGGTCCCTCTAAAGCTGTTCCTATGTGTGTGCCCTGTTTGTCCATGGATTTTTGTATTAAACGTTGTATTTGATACCGAAATCCCCGATAATAGAGCTTTTTTATATTCAACATCCCTTTTGTTTGTCACCAAAGCAGTATCCCTCACCCAGCACCCTATACAAGCAGCGATAACCAAATCATCATTATAGCTTCTCATGGCTTGTGGTCGCCCATTGTGCCATACAAAAGTTTTAATTTCGTTAGCTAACCTCATAGAGTTAATAGTAATTAGTTTATTTCGAACGAATTCTTCAAACTTAGCTATAACTAATGGCCTTGTTTTCATTGACATAGTAAAGCCGGGCACTGCTCCTACCGCCTCGGCGGTTAATTCATCTACATACTCGTGTGTTGATTTTACACTATAATAGAGATTCTTATACTCCAAATCTTTGAGCCTACTTAATACCCCTATTCCTAGTGAATTATTCTCGGTTACAAGCAGCGCATTATTATATTCACTTGCTATCGAAAACAAGAGAGGTGCAAACATGTCAGGAGTTATCTTGCCCTGATACTCAGCAACTTGGCACATGCTCTGTACGTCAAAAACCTGTGCAACACTAAAATCTGATCCATCTCCCCTGGCGACATCTGCTACTAAAAGATAATCCCTCTCTTCGCCTGGTTCTTCCCAGATCCAATAATTTCTATCGAAGCCAGTCCTTCTTTTTGGTTCGCTTAGACCCTCTAGAATAACATTTAAATCATCGCCGTGGACTACCGTTTCACCAGAAGCATTGAAATTGCACTCTAATTCTTGAGCTATCTCTCTGCGGGACATGTTTCTTGTTTCTTTTTCAAACCACGCTTGGTCACGATCCGGGTGGACGATCCACGGTAATTTTATGGTGTGGAAATCATTTTTTCCCTCTTCTGCTTCGGTATATGTTTTGTGAAACCAATTCCCAACTCCATTAGGGGTGGATAAAGCAACACAACGACCACCGGTCGAGAGTGTCGGATATAGCCCAGCCCACAACTCTTCCATGCCCTCTACAAATGCGGCTTCGTCAACAACCAAAAGAGATAATGCCTCTGAACGACCGGCATCCCCGGAGGTTGATGAGGCTTTTACCTGTGACCCATTGGCCAGTTCAAAAGAAGTTCGATTGTCAACTGATATGTTTGCTATTTTAAGCCATTCTGGAAGGTGTCGATGGATGGCCTTAATCTTTTTAACTAAGTTCGTGGCTGTGCCAAGTTTTGTTGCAACAACTAAAACATTCTTATCCCTGTGGAAAAGCATCATCCAACAAACATAGGCAGCAACCGTAGTAGATATACCCAACTGCCGTGCTTTCAAGATTACATTGAACCTGTTTTTCTTAAAGTCTTCAAGGGCTTCCTTTTGGAAGTCATACAAATCAAACTCGATGAGCCCCTTCATGGGGTGTGAAATTTTTGCATAAGTATTGCAAAAATAAGCCGGCTCTTTTCCGCAGCGGACGATTTCCGCCATCACCTCTCGTTTAGAGAGCGACATTTATGCCTCGGGCGTATCTGGGTTTTTAGTGGACTTGTCGTTTGATGGTCTCTTCTCTGAGGATTTGTCCAAAAAGTCTTTGAACCTTTTTTCAAACGGCTTATCTTGGTCTCTCTCGGATGTCCTTCTGACTGGTTCCGTTTCTTCCATTCCACCTATTTTATATTGCTTCGAGGCTTGTACCCAGGACCTCACTCTTGATGTTGATTGAACTATTATATCAGCATCTGCCACTTCACTCAGAGTTACGGAGCTTTTTGTGATCTTTTTGTATTCTTTTTTCAGAAACTTTACAATATCTCCAAATTTTCGTTCAATCTCGTTCTCAAACTGGTTTCTTGGGTGGACTTCCTTCATGAGAACTTCCCCCTGATAGTTGACAATAAGCTTATCGGCTGAAAAACGAACCTTAAACCCGTCTATGACACGGCTATCCAATACTGGGTGTCCTTTTTCCCGGTCAAGACCGATCTTGTGTGGTTCACCATTCTCGTCGAGTGACCCATCATATGCATTAGCAGCCGCTTGGCTCAAACCTCTAACTATCTCTAGCACTGTTGCCATTTTTTCTTCTCCTATAAGCGTAATCTAAACGTTCGGAGTCTGGTCTCCAACCATCTAGCCAACGTTGCTCTTCGTGAACCACAAAATCATGATAGCACTCATAACAACATTTAAACCTATTCATATATAGGTCGTCTTGTCCTGAAAATGAATATGTTTTGCAGACCGGGCAGATTCTTTCTCTCTTTTGCCCAATCGACCTTCGCTTTATCTTAACTCCGTTGATTATAATTTCTTCATCGCTGTTTTTTTTGTTTGTTTTTTTCTTTCCCCTGGTGGACAATTCTCTTATGTAATCCTTCTCTTTTTCAGGGTCCCAGTTTGATCTAAAATCTTGTACAGTTTCTTTCCCGTACTTTTCCGCAATAGACTTTTCTACCGCAGCAACATAATTTATATCTTTCTTGCTCACTTTTGATACACAGCATGAACAATGCCAACGGACAGGCCTGTCCCTACTATCAACCCTGTGACAACGCCAACGATGCCCCTGTTTCTATCAAACCATGAGTTATTCTTTTTGAGTTTCTCTTCTAGTTGTCTAATGTAATCTTTGTGAGAGTCCTGAATGTGTTTGCAAACCCTCTGGTCAATTTTGCATTCGGCGATTTTAGCATTCGTATCGATTTTTTTCTGGAGTATTTCCCGGAAATCCTCTTCACTCAAAAGGATCCCAACATAATTACTGCCGTTTTGCTCAACCACTGCTGGACGAGGTTCAAATTTAGTAACCTCTGTCGCAGCAGCACTGAACGAAGACAGCAGTATAAGTGCAACTATATTCTTCATGTTACTTCAGAAACTTTTTAAGTCCCTCGATCCGCTTGGATGGTCGCTTAAGCCCGCTTACCAAGGTATAAGTTACAAGTTTGTCTCGCTTATCATCCTCGTAAATTCCACGATGAATAATGGCACCGCCTGTTATAGCAGCCAGAGTATCGAAGCCGAACTCGATGTTATCCATCAAGCCAGCGGTCTCTTCAAAAATCACTTCTCCCCCAACAACAATACAGGCTGCGCCGGTTGCAGTAGTCAAGTCAAAACCCTCAGCTAGAAGCGTCTTTTCAAGGTTCTTTTTGAGGGCGCTAGAGACAGCGGTCTCGTTCTCAAGGTTTTTAACAGTCGTCACGCCCATAATCATGCACCCAGGCTGGCGCATAATACTATCGTAATCAGTAGCGTCAAAAGTTGTGTACTCTGAATCTTTGTTTGCGAGAACGTTAAAGACGTGGAACAATCCAGCGACTGTGTTGTTGATGGTTGTCCAGAACTTCTTCACCGTGAGCTTGGGGTAAAGCTTTTTAATCTTTTCGTTGTCCACCATAATCAGGGGGGCAATCTTTCCTTTTTCTGCTAGCCCGCAAAGTTGGGTGATGCGAGCGTGAGCGTTCTTGGCTACCGTAGGAGAGGCTGACTCACCAGCAGTTGGTAGCGAGGCCACGACGCCAACACGCTTATCAACATCCTCAACACCAATATAGGTGAAGTACTTCTTAGCAACCTTGATGAGAGTATTGACTGTGCCGCCGCCAGAACCACCAGAAACACCTAGGCAAATCAAGATACGATCAACGTTGCTTCCAAAAACCTCTCGGAAAAGGTTGAACACTTCTTGTTCTTTCTTCTCAATAGCTGCTTGAGCTTTGGCCTGGTCTTTGCCTGCGCCCTGGTCCCCATGTTCATCCACAAGAAACTTTTGATTGTCTGGTAGGTCCAGACCGTTTAAGTCTGAACGGGCTGTATTTACAGCGACCGTTTTAGTGTAACCCATATCGTAAAACGCTTTTGCCATACGTCCGCCGCCTTGTCCGGCACCGACGATAGCATAAGTTAGAGCGCCGCCGGACTTATCCTCAACAGCCTCCTCCTCTTCGTTTAGGTCAGGATCGTAATCCTCAATGTCTAGTGTAGGAATGTCTACCATTTTTCTAATCTCCTCAAATGTCTAATTCCTCGTGAAGTCTAATCAAAGCCTTTAGTCGCTCTTCTCGGTCACTTATTCTTTTAGTGTCCCTTAGGCGGCTCTCAAAGACCGTTTTGATTGCTCCAATTTTATCTTTTTCAAGTCTACCACGCAACTCACTTTCCTTTAAGGCTGCGGTTGCTTCTGTTCTTATTGCTTCCAAATACTCTAGCTTATTATCCGCTGGTTTTAATAGCCGGTAAAAATAGATCAATAGGCTCGCCAAAACGACGACACCTAATACAAGCTTCCACCATCCTGACTTTACCTTATACCAAAACCACTTCATCAGCCGTGTTTCCACTTAGCAGCAATATCCGCCGCACCTTGCAATCCGATATATGCGAGAGATACAGCAACCCAGTCGCTGCTCGTTAAAGATCCAGCCGCCAAGAAAGCGGTGGATGTTCCCCATACTATTAGTTTTCGTGAAGCCCATTTTCCGAGCCATTGGTCTAGTTTTTCGTGCATATCTACAGACCTCCTTTATAGGTATAAATAGTCTTATCGTTTTCTTTTAGCCCGCTTATGTATCTCTGCCAAGCTAGCAGCCACCCTTATTTCTTTTCCCTTGTAAATAATGGTTGCAACCTTCTCCCAAGTGTGGTATTCTTTTAAGAGACCTACCTTCCATCCTTCGTGGTCCGACCATGTGTATTTGAATCTTACGAGGTCGCCGGCTCTCATTCTTTATTTTTCTTTTTTGTGCCCGCAGAAACGACAGCTATATCGTCCTCGTGAATGTCGTAGATGCCGCCTTCGGCTACTTCCATTCTATCGTCGCTTTCATAACCGACCCACCACACATTCCAGTATCCAGGCAGGTCGCACGGACCCATTACAAGACCGTAGCCGCCTGAGCCGCTGCTGCTGAATATAGTACTTTGAACTAAATCGCCGGCTTTCACTTTAGATCCCATTCGTGGTCCCAGACATTATCATCTTGTTTTGGTTCGCCCGCATCATCTCGGAGCGTCATCACAATAGATAGTCCGGTAGGCAAGCCAATTATCACAGAGAGTAACAGCCCGCTGAGATAAGGATTAAGCTCCATGAACCAATCAAGGACAGGCACCTTGGCTTATTTTTCGCCGAAAGATAGGCGAATATAATCTATCACAAACAGGGCCTGTTCTACGTTCAAAAGATTCTTCCAGGCTGGCATCCGCCCTTTGCCTTCAAAAATACTTTGCAGCAATGTACCATCGGTCTTGGCGAGGATGGCCTTGTCATTCACAAAGTCTGCCCCCAACCCGTTGAGTCCAGTCCCGTCATAACCATGGCACGACGTACAGTACATTATATAGGTTCGTTCGCCGGGATGCCTTGCGGCATCATGCTTGGCTACTTCTGCTATTCCCGCATCAGGCGGGGTGGACTGGGAGCATCCGATTAGGGCGACGAGTATTAATTTTTTCATTTTACCTCCTAAGTGGTCAGATTTCACATTCACACTCTTTTATTTTATTCCAGCGATGTGTAAACCTACAAAGTGGACACCGAATATAAGGCGACTCATAAAACATAGACCAAAGCCTGGGGCTTCTTAGTATCAGTCTCCATGGACCAAGGAACCACAAGACACAACACGCAGGAATATTAGAGTGTCGCCCACATTTCCAGTGGTATTTCATTTTATTGAGATACGAAAGCATAACCATCTTGACGTTCAATGTCAATAGTCTTTTTATTTGTTGCCTTCAAAATTTTAGCCGAGATATGTGTCTCGCCTTTATCAATCGCTTTTTGTAATCGGTGGTTTCCATCAAGGATACTCTGGAACTTGTCGTCTTTTGCTACCACGATTATTGGAAAG